GGACCCGACCGGCGTAACCGGTACGATCTTCTGTGAAACGCTGCCGCCTACACCCGATGACTGCATGATGATTCGGGCTACGGGCGGCAGTGTTTCAGACCCCAAGCTGGCTTATGACAACCTCTCCCTACAGGTTCTCGTACGCGGCAAGGCAGATAGTTTGGTTGCCACTCAGGTGGCCGCTCAGGGCGTCTATGACGCGCTACACGGTTTTCGGGGCGAACCGTTCATAGTAGGCGGCATAACGGTCGTGCTGTGCGCGGGGATGCAGGGCGGGCCTGCCTATATCGGCACAGACGGCAACGGCAGACATGAATACAGTCTGAACTTCAGGCTGACAGTAAAGAATGACAGCAGGAGGACATAATAATGGCAGCGACAGAAGTAGCGGCGGCGGGATGGGTCTTCACCATCAACGCCGTGCCGATAGAAGGTATCGACAGTTTCACGCTGTCGGCTGACGAGAAGCAGGCCGACACGACCACGTTTGACGACGCCGGGTTCGAGTCTCACTTGGTCATCCGGCGTGGGCGCTCACTGAAGCTTTCCGGCAAGTATATGGAGGATGGCGCGAGCCAGGCAACCGGGCAGGCCGCGGTTGAGGCGTCTGCGTTGCTCGTTGGTTCGGCGGCAGTGGCGGCATATACCATCACGTCACCGGGCGGGGTCGCTATCGCATTCAGTGGCACGGTGAAAATGGATGACATGGGCGGTGGGAATGACGACGTCGCGAAGTGGGGCTGCGAGATCACGCGCACAGGGGCAGACACCTAATGAGTAGACATAAGGACTTCGACGCGTTCTTTGCCGAGAAGCGGCAGACACAGAAGCGGGAGCCGATCACATTTGATCTGGTCGGCAAAACGTACGAGTTGCCGGGCAACCTACCCGCAGAAGTGGGCCTGTTGGCTATGTCTATATATCGCAAGGAAGGTGCAGAGGCAGACCTGCCCCCAGAGGGCGTGCAGCAGTTCCTTGAAGCAATGCTCGGACCGGCGCAGTATGCCTGGCTAATGGGTGCTGGCTTGGACATAGAGGAGGCCCTCGACCTATTCACTTGGATACTCGAACAATACAAGGACTCACTTAGCATAGGCGAGCAACCGGGAAACCCTCCGGCCCCGGCACAACCGGGGGAACCGACGACATCGACATCCTCCCCAACTGGGGTTTGATCGAAGCCGACTTCCAGCGCGAATACGGGATAGACTTAGGGGCGTCGCTAGGTGAGCTTACCTGGCGGCGCTTCTGTGTCCTGCTCGGCGGGCTGTCCGCCGACTCGCGCTTGCTACTCAAATACTCACAGCACGGCGGCAAGATCACGAACCCGAAGGCCGCCGAACGCGCTCTAATGCGATGGGCTAAATGACATGGCTGAAGGATTAAAAGTAGGAGCCGTATACGCGACGCTGGGGCTGGATTCCGGGCAATGGGATTCACGACTCAAGGCAGCACAGAGCCAACTATCCGGGCTTGCGAACAGGCTCCAAGGGATCAGCACTCAACTGTCCGGGATGGGTAGAGCGCTGACCGTCGGTGTGACCCTGCCCCTGCTAGGTCTGGGGTATGCCGCTATCAAAGCCGCGGGTGATATGGAACAAACCCGGATTGCGTTGACTACCATGCTCGGTAGCGCGGAACGGGCCGGGGTATTCATCAAGGAGCTTCAGGCATTCGCGGCAAAAACGCCGTTCGAGTTCTCTGGCCTCGTACAGAATGCCAAGCAGTTGATAGCGTTTGGGTATGAGGCCGATCAAGTCATCCCCATAATGACCAACCTCGGCAATGCCGTATCGAGCGTCGGCGGCAGTGGCGAAACGATGCAGCGGATCATCATGCAGTTGGGCCAGATGCGGGCTATCGGTAAGGCGCAGATGGAGGATATTCGGCCTATCATGGAGGCCGGTATCAACGTCAACAAGTACCTTGCCGCCGGACTGGGAAAGAGCCAAGGCGAGATCGCGGCAATGATCGCGGCGGGCAAACTCAGTGCCACTATGTTCATTGAGGGCCTGATGAAGGGCATGGCCGAAGACCCCAAGCTCAAGGGCATGATGAATCAACAGTCGAAGACGTTCCTCGGCATGTGGTCCAACCTCAAAGACTCCATCTACACTATCCTCGTGGACATAGGCAAGCCCCTACTTGAAATGGCGAAGAACCTCCTCAAAGCACTCGAACCCGTGTTTGATCTCATCAAGCGTATGGCAACGGCGTTCAACAAACTCTCCCCCAGTATGCAACTTCTGGTAGTTGGGATCGTCGCGGCAGTAGCGGCGGCGGGGCCATTGCTACTGGCGTTTGGTACCCTGGCAGGCGCAGCGGGTGGTATCGCCGCATTGGTAGCACTGCTCACTCCTGAGATAGCGGCGGTAGTAGCCGTGATTGGTCTTGTCGCGGCGGGTGTGGCGGCTATATGGGCGGGGCTCGTAACCGCGTACGTCAAATGCCAAGCGTTCCGCAGAGCAGTCAATGAGGCATGGAACGATCTGAAGACCGGGTTTACTGATGTCATGAAATCCCTGCGGGAACTATGGACGGCAGTAAAACCCATCGCAACGGCGTTCGGCAAAGGCGCGTTGGTCGTGCTCGTTGCGATGGTAAAGGTCATAGCCAAAGTGCTTGTCTACACATTCCAAGGCATCATCGTTATCATCAACGTGCTGCGAAAGACGCTTCTTCTGTTCGCTACAACACTTGAATATATAGTCAAGGCACTGGCGGTATTTATCCCCGCCTTGCGTGGAGTCGCAGACGAGATAGTGAAGATAGTTGCGGCAATGCAAAGCGACACTCATCTGGGCACAGTGTTGGGTGCGGTTATCGATCAAACAAAGAGCGCAATCGATCTCGCAAATGAACGCGCGAAAGCCGCAAAGGCAGCAGCCAAGGCGCAGGCAGAGGCCGAGATCGACGCGATCATAGACGTTATCAAGAAGCGGCGTGAAGAGGCCGAAGAACGCAGGGCGCAGTTGCGCGAGGCTATGGGCTTCGTCGGTGTCGTTGACCTCTGGCACTCCGCCATGCTCGCGGGCGTGCGTGGTCAACTCGGCAAGGCTAAAGAGTCCACGGAGTTGATCAAGAAGGACGTGCCGCCTGCACCGGAACTGATTGAGATTCGAGATCATTTACGAGATCAGGTGCGGGCGCAACAAGACTTGAACATACTCGTGCGCGAACGGCTGGGCGTCTTCGCGTAGATCAGTCCTGGGTGCCAGTCACTCTGTCAACGCGGGCATAGTACGTCTTGCTAAAGTTGACGTTATCTGGGACATGGAGTGTGCATATCGTAAAAGCCCAACTGTCACCGGGCTGCATGTTCACTTGCTGCGCCGAGTAGTTGCGAAACTTATAGTTGCTTGCGCGGTACAGTACGCTGAACTCAGCCCGGACGGTCGAATAGCTCGTCTCTTTGGATCTGTTCGCTATCGTGCAGACGAGAGAATAGTGATACTCGTGCGGTTCTGATGACTTTACGGCTTGCCAGTTGAAGCGCGTGAACACCAGACCCTCCGGCATTGTGTATGTGGTCGGGGTCGCCGCGAGCAAGCACGGCACGAGAAGCACGAGAAGCACGAGAAGCAACATTCGTTTCATCAGGACTCCTCCTCAGTAAGCAGTATATCCGCATTATACCATGAAGCAAGCAAACGTGTGAGGCAGAGTAATCATGGCACTCAAAGAACAAGTTGGCGACGGGAACGGGCGCATCAAGCTCACGCGCACGGGCGCGACGTGTCACCGAGAGTTTCTTGGCCTATGGTCTGATACCGCGCCGGTGATTGGCACGCCTCATCCGACGTTCCCCTACCTGCTGGTGGACTCGGTAGAACTTGTGCCTGAAGGCGCGCCAATGGGCACGTCAGACGGCGTAGGCACCACTGAGAACCTACGTATACTGGTTGACTACGTCTACAACTACCAGCGGCCTAAGCTCGGCGATCCGCCGCGCGTCAACTATGAAGTCGTAAGTGAAGCCCTGCTCACGGGGGCTGGCCGCGTATGGGATGACTGCGGGGAAGTAGTAGAGGCGGAAGACTTCAGCACGGCGACCATGTATACACAGATTCGCGTAACGGTAGACATGGCCGTTGATACCCTGCCGCTGGCTACTGTTCGCGCACTCGTGAACAAGGTAAACGACATCGCATGGCAAGGTGCTCCGGCGGGATGCATGTTATTCGAGAGCGCGAGCGCGCAGGCTGAGTTTGACTGGGATACCGCGGTCTGGTACTTTCGGGTACAGTATACGTTCTTGGAGCGTGACCACCCCCATAATGAGATATGGCGCGGGCCGATACCCATGCGCGACTCGGCAGGAAACATAATGTACTACCAGGGCAAGACCCAATACCTCGACCCACCAACCAACGCCGAACCCGACCCGACGTACACCGCGACCGCTACGTTAGTAGGACATCCGATGCCTAAGGCCGGTACTCCAGGTGCCGCCGCCTGGACCACCACGACGCCGAAGATATACGAGGACGGCGACTTCACCGTATTGGGGTTGGACTGATGAGCGTCCCCCGACTGAAGAGCGGCGATAAATGGAGTAAGTTGCCGGAGGTCTTGGCCGCGCACGCTGACGCTATTGACGCGTTGGCAGATTCAAAGCCCGGCCCTGGTCTTGCGAAGACCACGGGCGGTCAACTCTACGCGACCGGCAAGGGCGGCACTGCCATAAAGGAAAACAACTCCGGCGGCACAGTCCT